CAAACAGATTTCCTCTTACTTTTAAAATAAACAAATCATCTAAATCATTAGACAGACTTTTAACACAAATGCCAAATGAATCAGGTGTATATGCTGCAATATTAGGACATAATATAAAAGATTTACTTTTTAGTGTAAAAAGTAATACAGATGTTTTTGAATCAGATAACTTTTTTAATGTGTATAGCAACATTCCTGAATATGATGGGTTTTCTATTATAAATTTTACTGATTGTGGCAATGACAATAATATATCTGAAATAACATTTACAATATCTCCTGCTGATTTTCAAATGCCAAGAACAATAAATTTAGGTGCATTGAGTTTTGGTAGATGGTTTGAGCCTGAATTTGCTTTTGATATACAAGCTAGTCTTTCAACATCATATGAAGGCATAAACACACAAACTACAGTAGGTGGGTATACCTTATCTAATGTAAAGCATTTAGGGCAACCAAATTGGGGTAATGGGTTACCTGCTTGGACATTACAAAAACTTGATGAAGAAGATTATAATTTGGGTGGATCAAAAGGCAGGAGGCAATGGGAAGTAGGCTTTAGTTTTATGTCAGATGATAAACTTTTTCACTCTGCAAACAATCCTGATAAATTTTTTACATACAATGAAAGTTCTCAAACACACACCCTTGATACCTCATTATCATCTTTTTTTAAACTAACATTTAATGGAAAGCTACCATTTATGTTCACACCTGATAGTAGTGCAACAGATAAAGAGTTTGCATTATGCAGAATCACAAACCAACCTAAATTTAAACAAGTAGCAAACAACTTATTTAGCACATCACTAGTCATCACAGAAACTTGGTAGTATAAAATAATTATACTGCCTTACCCTCGATAAAATAAAAAAAATATAAAAAAGTTTTCTTTTTTCCTTGACTTTAATAATACAAATGTAATAACTTATTGGAGGTTAAGGAAACAACAAAGGAGATTAAAATGAAGAAAGAAATAAAAATAAGAAATAGTGGTTTTGAAAATTTATTTAAGCATATATTGTCTGTAAGTTTTGCAGAGGATTGGGAAATGATACCTACAGATGATAATTCTATAAATCCTTTAGTAATATTTAAAACAAATAAATGGGAGAAATTGCATTTATTAGTTAAAAGTTTTGTTAATAACAACAAAAAAGATTGGAGTGAGAATACTACTGATTTTGATTTAGAAGTTGGAAGTCTAGTTGGAATACAATATAAAATAGAAGATATTGGGAGGTCATAAAATAAATAAACTTGTTTGGCTCACACAAGGCACTTGACTACAGAAAAACCTATAGGGGTGGAAGAGCAAAAGTGAGCCACAGAATTTAATTAAGGATAAGTATGATAACAGTAGATAATAGACCAATAAAAATACAACAAGAAGAATATTTTGAAAGAGTAAAAGATTGGGAAATAAAAACTAATGTATTTTTAAATCCATATGACAAAACTGAATTTATGATGCAAGACCATATTTATAAATGGTTTTTAAAATGGAAAAAGGAGAAGTA